AAACAGAATTTTTTGTAATGGCATGGGCTACCTTTATTTACTGGCAACGCCTTTGGTCTTCTCAAAAGAACGCATACCGGCAATGCCCAAGATGCCTGATAATATCACCCATAGCTGGTCTGCGTCTAGTACTGGAGGCGGTTCCATGCCCACCGGAACCCAACCCATTGCCTGCAAGTATTTCCAACACCACTGGAACAGCGGGTACAGCAGAAACTGATACCCCATAGCCGCTACACCAATCCAACCGATGGCCGGCCTCCAGCCTGAAACAAACACACTGGATGACGCAGCTTCGATCTTGTTAACTTCAATCTGCGCTAGGTCTGTAGCTTGGTCAATACGCTTCTCTTCAAGATCAAGCTTACGTTGCTCAATCTCCATCTCCATTTTTTCTTTGTCAGTGGTAATCAAGTCGCCAGCAACTTTGCCCACAGCTTCAATAATTGATCCAACGGCAAGCAAGCTCATGCTAGACCTTTCAATGTGCGGTTAATCCAACCCTTTAGGAACTTAACCTGCACGGGATTTTTGTTGCATATTTCAACATAACGGGCAATCTTTGCCAAAGCATAGGACTCTTTAAACCGCTGGCCGTCCGTGACTTGGTTGAGTTTTTCGATAGTTTTTGCACCAATACCGCCGTCTGGAGTAGACCCAACAATCAACTGAGCCAGCTTCACAGCCATGCCTAGCCCTGCGTTTACACCAAAATTAAAGATGGTATTAGCCACTTCTTGGTTACTGATCTCGTTACCGCGCATCTTGTCCCAGAACTCAATGCGGTAGAACTCACGCACCATAGGCGTAAGGGAGCCGCCAAACTCCTTCTTGTCCACAAGCGCCCAACCATTCCACTGGGGGTTCTTGTTCCTAGCAATACCAGCATAGGTCATACCACCCGTGTCGCCGGGTACTTCGTGGAGGACGTAGCCGCCCTCGTCTTTCATCATTTGCTCAAAGGCTGGTTCAAACTGAGCCATTACTGTTTACTCCTTGAAAGCATGGTGGCTGCGATTTCCATCATGGTTTTTGCCACCTGAATGTCAGCGGGTTGATTATCCCACCCCACAGTAATTTGGCCTACAAATCTGCTTGGGTCAGGTGGAATACTAATACGGCAAGTGTAGGTAACACCTTTGGCGATGTACCATAAACCCATCTCTGACTGCGCCGACTTGTATTCGCCACAAGGAATCTCGCTGGCCATCAGCTTGACTACATCTGCATTGTTTGCGGCGTTCTGGGTAAACAAGCCTACATCCAGCCCATCGTTAATTTTATCTCGACCTTCTTTTGTGTAAGCACGGTGCAGCACTCGGGTTCCAAACATGGGGTTGACTTTGAACACCGCAACAATAGTAGCGTTGGTTGTTTTTAACAAGTGGGCAGCAGCGTCTTCTACCCTATCCTCAACAATGCTTGGCATTTTCTTGGACTCTTTGTACGCCCCCATTAGCAGTTCTTGATTCTGCCAAACAAAGTACCCACAGAATGCAAACACCGCCATCAGTATCAGCGCGAACAGCTTGAACGGGCTATCCACATAGGACAGCACTTTGCTCAATACATCTGCTGGCTTTTCGTCACTCATAGTCCAAACATCCCTAGTAATTTTTTGGCAACATCATCAGGCAAGAAGCGGAGCAGGCCAAGCACCCACCACGCAATACACAGCCTGACAAAGACTTTACAGAAGAGGTCAAACTGCTTTTGGTACTCATTCACCGACCACACCCTGTCTTGGGACACAGTTCGGTAATCTCAGCAATCCCCCAACCAATAGCGCCAATAAACATCACAATTATCACAATCCCTACAGCCCACTCCATCTGCTCTTGTTCAGCTTCTTTGCGCTTCTTCTCTTCGTCCTTGGCTTTACGGGCTTCTATTGCATCATCCCTGTCCATCTCAGCGGCTCTGGCTTTGATCTTGTTCCAAACGTCTATGTTGCCAGTCTGTATGTAAAGCAGTTGAAGCTCAGACTCCAGTTTAGCCGTCTGCATCAAAGCATTTTCGATCTGCATGGCCAAAGCAAAGTTGGACTTATTGCCAGACCGCTTGGCTTCAACCATTGCTTTGGTGGCTTGGCTCTTGGCATCAAAGAGCTTGCCCAACATGGGCGCTAAACCACCAAGATCGTTAGCTACCTTCGCCGCCTTACGGACTAATCCAATGGCGCTTTGTAATCCTTCCAGTGCCGTGATTGGATCAATCATTTCCGTACAACCTTTTCCCACTGTAGGCAAACAACTTTGCGGTTATAAACATCACCCGTCCAAGCCCAGCGCACACAGCGATATTCAGTCTTTCTGTCTTGGCTGGCTGCTCCCGGTAAAAACACCAAAAAGAGCATCAGTAACCAGCGCATCTACCATATCCCAGCCCATGCAATTATGTACGTACCAAAGATGACGAAGGCCACTATACAGGCTGCGGCAATAATTGCTTCAGCCCAGTCCCACATGGCTACTCTTGTGGCTGCTGCCATGCGCAAGCAGTTTCGTTAAATACCCAATCTTCGGGATGTGGAAGGTCTTTGCAATATGCAATTTTTGCTGTTTTTTCAGCATCTGTCATTGGGCGCACATGGTACACATCTTTAACAACAATTCCATCATAATAATATGTAGTTTCACAAACTTCATATATATCAGTAGCAAGCGGTTCAAAACGTTCAAACCGAGCAAATTCTGGCGGTAAGTTGTTTACATCCACATCAGGAAATGCTTGCGCAAAATTATCAGCAAGAATTGGATGCTCAAACGGCTGACCGTCAACAATACGAATATAAAGTTCCATTACACGTTACCTGTGTTAGTTGAGGGGAAGGAGCGAGTCGTTCCGGGCCAAATAATTCTTAATGCGCCCGTGCCTGGCTCACCAAATTTGGTAGTTCCGTCGTATCTAGACCCCGCGCCGCCACCATAGTTTCCTCCATTGCCGTAGACCCCCTGTGAAGCGTTTGTACCGTTTGCGCCGCCTGAGCCTCCGACCCCTCGGTTTGTAGCGCTGTTGGATCCTCCAGCACTACCAGAAGAACCTTCTCCCAAAAGTCCAACGCCGCCACCACCCCCGCCGGTGCTGACCGTATTGTTGTCAGTAAGCACATAGCCTCCTCCGCCGCCTCCACCGCCAGCACCGGCGGTAAGACCATTTCCTCCATTACCAGAATATCCACCAGCACCGCCGCCTCCGTTTGAGGCTATTGCACCGCCATTTCCACCGCCATCGCCAACTCTAGTTGTTCTTCCAAATGCGCGAACGGTAGCGGCGCTAATAAAATACGTTTCAGGCGTGGTTACAAACAGCACTCCATTTTCAATAAATACCGTATAGCTATTACCCGGCACAACAGTTATGTTGTTTTTGTATGAAAGCGCTCCGCCATCACCAGAACCACGCCTATTGGCGTTTTGTTCAGTGGGGCCACCAGCCGCTACGCAAACTACGGAAACAGAAGTAACGCCTGTTGGCGCAACCCACGAAAAAGTACCTGCGCTAACATATTGTTGCTGTCCAGAAACAACAAAACCTCGTTGGTTTTGAAATACCGCTTGTAGTGCGCCACTCATGTCAGTCCACTCCCTGAAATTAACCAAGTTGTTGAAGTCATTTTGATAGCCGTTGCAGAACCATACTGAGCTAAAGAACGTGAGCCAGTTGTACCCGCAGAAGATAAATACATTGTGTCTGTAGTAATTGCAATTGTCACTACTTGGCTTGTCATGTTAATGAAAGTAATTGCTGTGCCAATTGGATATGCTACAGAGCCATTTGCTGGAATTGTAAATGTCCTTGCATTTGCGTCAGTTGATGGGTGAAAAATGTGTTTTCCCGCATCTGCCAAAACCAATGTGTAAGCGGCAGATTGACTGTTTTGTGGAATGTTTAAATAACCAACGCTGTTTGTGCCGTCGACTGTACAAGAACTTAGAGTTCCCGAAGAAGGTGTGCCGAGTACGGGAGTTACTAAAGTTGGTGATGTTGCAAATACCAAAGCACCCGTGCCCGTTTCATCTGTAACTGCGGAAGCTAAGTTTGCAGAAGATGGTGTGCCAAGGAATGTAGCAACACCTGCGCCGAGAGATGTTATACCTGTGCCGCCGTTGGCTACAGGCAATGTTCCCGTTACACCCGTTGTTAAAGGCAGGCCCGTTGCTGATGTCAAAACTAAAGCAGTGGGTGTTCCCAAAGCCGGTGTCACCAAGGTTGGAGAAGTTGCAAAAACTGCAGAACCAGAACCTGTTTCATCGGTCAACGCAGCCGCTAAATTGGCACTAGAAGGTGTACCCAAAAAAGTAGCTACGCCTGTACCAAAGCTGGTAATACCCGTACCGCCATTAGCCACAGCCAAAGTACCAGCAACAGTCACTGCGCCAGATGTAGCGGTAGCAGGGGTTAAGCCTGTAGAGCCAAAGTCAATGGTTGTAACGCCATCAGCAACGCTGGAAGCTACTTTAACGTAATCTGTACCGTTGTAATATACAAACGCTTTTTCGCCAACCGCAATTGATACGGCAGGTGTTTGACCCGCACGGATAAAAGAAACCGTGCTGCCAGTGGCTGCGTTGTCTACTAAATACAGTTTGCTGTAGCTTGGGCCTGTAATTATTTTTGGGGTTGTCAGCGTGCCGGTGACACGAATCACCATGTACTGAGCCGTAGTTGACCCAATACTGTTTCCTGATGCGCTACCTGTGGTGTTTGCCAAAGTAATAGCGCCATCACCTGCAAAAGACAATGTGCCCGCAATGGCAATGTCCACGTAATCAGAAATACCGTAGTTGACTGTATCGCCCCATGTACCAGAGAGCGTACCCTGCGTGGGGGTGACTAAGCCCAAAAGAGTTGTTGTTGCTGCCATTTAAATGCTCCTAGTTCGTTGCAACGGCAGTCCAGTCAGCCGTTTGCGTGTTACTGATATTCTGCCAGTTTGCGTTCTGCGTGTCATCAATTATTTCCCAAAATGGGCGTGCAGTTATTGCGTCTGTCCCTGTTGCCAACTCTGAAATAGAAGCTACAAAAGCTGCTGCTGCTATCAAAGTGTCTGCACTTACTGCATTTTCAGTAATTGTGCTGTTAAATGCTACTTGTGCCGTAATTACATCTGACCCCGTAGCGGTTTCTGTGATTGCCGCATTAACTACAACTATCGCCGTTACTGCATCTGTTCCCGTCGCAGTTTCCTGCACATCACCAAACAGTACAAAACTAGAATTTACAGAATCTGTACCTGTCGCAGTCTCTGTAACTGTAGCCGCATATACAGGAACACTTGATACCGCATCCGATCCAGTCGCCGTCTCCGCTACGGTTGGGTTGTACGTTAGTAATGCCGTTACTTCATCGCTACCCGTACTTGTCTCAGTAACTACCGCCCCAAACGCTGCTACCGCTACAACATCGTCTGTTCCCGTTGCCGTTTCCGTTACCGCTACGCTAATCCCCAACGTAGACGTTACAACATCTGAAGCAAGAGCTAATTCACCAATCCCGCCCCATGAGTTATAACCCCATGCGCTCTCGCCCCAGCCCGTGCCCGCTATTACCGCATCGTATACTTCACCGCCTACTGTTGCATCTGTACCTGTAGCAGTCTCGGTAACACTGGCCCCTATGTCTATAACCGAGGAAATCGCATCTGTTCCTGTGGCAGTCTCTACTACCGTAGCAGGGTATAAAGGCACTCCTTCTACAGCATCTGTACCCGTTGACGTTTCCGTTATGTCTGAGGTAAATATTTTGCCCGCTGCAATTTCATCTGTGCCTGTGCCCGTTTCACCAACTGAAGCATCAACACTGAGTGCCGTTGTAACCGCGTCTGTGCCAGTAGAGGTTTCGTCTACGGAGCTAGTGAAGGCGGTAAAACCACCCCACCCTTGTTCGCCCCATAAGCCGTCACCCCACCCGGCCATGTTAAGCCGCCAAGCTGAATGTGTAAGTTACAGACAAAGTATCGCTGTTCACTACAGAACGATCACCGGGTGAGCCAAAGTCAGCGGCGGAGAACAATGTTCCCGTTGTACCACTCTTAGCACTGCCGCTGGTCAGGAAAGCCCCGCCCACAGTTGTTGTGCCGTTAATGTTAAACACAGCAGGAGAAGCTGAGTTAGTTACCACAGATGGGTTGGCTGTCGTTGCAGCTACAAATGTAGTAGCCACACGGGTTCCGTTGCTGTAAGCCACAACCTCTGTCCAGCCAGCGTGAGAAGACATCGTATCCGCCGCCGCAGGTGTATTAGAAGACGCCGCACCGTATAAACCAAGATACCAAGTAGTAATTTGTGCTGTTGAAGTCAAAGCAGTGCCCGCCATGTAAGCCAGACCTACGTTGACTACAAGATTCTTAGACTGCGCTTCCCACTTTAAATTACCGTCTTTGTCATGGCATTTGATTTCAAATACGCCTGTAGCTTGTGCAACTTCTCCAGCTTTGGTGTTGCAAGTCAGGCCACTAGAAACAACGTCAGTGGCTTTGGTTTTTTCAATAGTCATGATGACTCCTTAATTAGAAGAACGAATAAGAGCCGCCGTAGCGGTGTTGGCTGGCATGGTGATTGTAAATGTACCGACAGAAGTCTTGTCAGAACCGAAGTCCAAAACAGCTATGGCTTTGTTGCCCTGAGTGAAGTTGTAAATCAACGCACATCTTGCGGTGATTGCGCCTGTCCACGAGATGTTTGGGAAGCCCACATAGGCGGTGTACCCCGAAGTGCTGACTGTGATCGGTGTCAACTGTGCCCCGCCAGCAGAGTAAGTGCCTGTATTAGTTACTTCGTTGGTCGAACTGTATACAGTCGTGTCTTCGTTTAAATCCGCGCTGGCTGTGTACAGGGCAATCTTGATGACGTCGGTCGTCAGGTCATGTATGCCTTGGTACAACTGCGCCTTAAAACTGGTAGTTTGGGTCTGGATAATTGACATATCAAGTTACCCTCTGACGGAATTGACCAGAACGGTAAGCGTCTTGACGCTCCATACCATCACCCAGACGTTTAGCCAACGCTAGTGCTTCCATAAACTTGCCGTTGTACAACTGCATCATGTCGGCTTCACCTTTCATGTAGGTATAAGCCTCAACCAAAGAGCCGTACAAAAGCACAGAGTCAAAGTTGTCACCTAACCAAGACGTACCGCTTGAGTTAGTTACAGTACCTATTACCACCGAAAAACCAGAACCTGTTCCACCAATGTCCGTAGCGGCGGCAGTTAAAGAACCACCCGCTGTGTACTGTAAACCGCCGTTTGTAATAGTCACCACAGTTACTGCACCGCCTGAAACAGTAATAGTAGCCAATGCCCCACTTCCAGTACCGCCAGTCAAAGGCACATCAAAATAAGTACCCGCCGTGTATGCGCTGCCGCCCGTAATTGCACCTAAAGTAGCAACAGGACTCTGCACAATTGACTCAGGGTAGAAATAGTAGTGCAACTCAGTGTAGTACGCTGAATCAGGCGTTGGGCCAAGAATAAAAGTTAACTCTGCCGCATTATCTGAACGTGGGCCAAACAACGCATAGTACTTAGGCAGGGCTGTATCGTTGGCTGTGGGGTACGCTTGACGGATAAAGTTAACGTCTTTGTTTAACAAATACTCGTACGTGCCCGTATTTAGATTGCCGTTAGTCACACCAGTAATGATCGCCAAAGAATACACCGCCAGAAAATCTGTGGGGCACTGCAAGTAGTTGTTGTTTGCCGTTACCTGCCCATACACGTTCTTGCGAATCGAGGGGAACTGTACCGAGTTATAAATACGCTGCTCAGCCTGCTCAACGAACACGGGAATATTAGCCACGAAATCTGCTTCCGTGTTCTCCGTGTACGCTTGAATAGCGTTGCTGAGTTCAGTGTAATTCATGCCATCGGGCCTCGAGCCATAGTTCCCTTGGTCGCCGCGCCATTACCACGGGTGACGATACCGGATGTCTTAGTGGTTTCGTTACCAGCAGCTTTGCTGATGTTGCCAATAGACATGTTAACGGTGTCAGCTTTACTGCGGTTTGGGGGAGTGCCGGGGTTCTCGGATATACCTACAGGCTTACCACTCATGGTGTGGGGCTTGGCGTATGCAGAAGCAGGTAGATTGTTAATCTTGGCCATGTTATTTCCCCTGATTTTTAACTTTGGCCATACCGCGACCATACTGCATCATCATCTCATTGGTCTTACCGCCCTTGGCAAGCTTTGTGGGCGTTTTGCCGGGGTGCATGTTTTTCTCGTGCTTGCCGACAGCAGACTTAATCATCTTCTTGTCTTGGGCTAAATCTTTCTTGTCCATACTAGACTCCTATGTAACGGTTACTGTAACTGTACCAACAAATGTCGTTGCCACCAAGTAGTTTGGCGTTAGTGCAACATCA